CTATGGCGAAATTGGTATACGCAACGGACTTAAAATCCGTTTCTCGTAAGGGAGTCCGAGTTCGAGTCTCGGTAGAGCCACCAGAAATTAGACTTAAAATCCAATGACTTATATAAACAAGCTTGAAGTAGTTTTAAAAATATAATTAATTCAAATAGTTCTTGTCTCATTTCTGCAAATCACATAAAGATTCTAACTTGTAGTTAAATTAACGTCAAAGCAACAAATCGGACTATAAGTTGCTTACAGATAGGAGGTCAATCTGCTTAACTTAGATAAACTAAGACGCAACCAAGAGCTTGAAGTAAAAATGAAGACCGATGGTATTCAGCGTCATAAAAACTTAACGATTAATTCTGTTCAGAAAAATCAAGAAAGTAATACCCAGTATGGGTTACAAATTATAGGTTCTGCTATTACACCAGTTGCAGAAGGTATTAAAGATTTCGTAGATATGGCTTTTGATGGGTCAAAGGGGCGCAGACATATCTCCGCTAAGTACATAGCCCTAGTAAATGCAGATGTAGGCTCATTCATAGCTCTTAAGACGATTATGGATAGTATTACGATGGGTCAAACATTAAATAAAGCTTCCATACGGATAGGTTCAGCTATGGAGGATGAGTATAGATTTAGTACGTTTGCAGAGCAGGAGAAAAAGCTATTTAAGTATATAGCTAGAGACATAGAAAAGAAGACTAATTACAGATATAGAAAGCGTGTACTAACTCATAGCCTAAACAAAGCAGGAGTTCAGTATGAGCATTGGGGCAAGATAAATAAACTTCATGTAGGAGTAAAATTGATTGAGCTTGTTATGGGTATAACAAACTTAGTGAAAGTCGTAGACAAGCATACAGTAGTTAAAGGTAAGCGTAAGACAACAAAGTACATAGAAGCTACTGAAACAACGATGAAGTGGATTGAAGATAAGAACGAGAGAGCCGAAGTTTTATTACCTGCTTTTAAACCTACAGTCATCGCTCCGAGAGATTGGGTGCATCCTTTTTCTGGAGGTTATCATCACCAATGAGAGTTCCATTTATTAAAGTTCGTAATCATGGCTACATTGAAGAGATAAGCAATCGTACAAATGAGATGCAAGTTGTATACGATGCAGTCAATCACATACAAAGTACAGCGTGGAAAATATTTAAGCCAACGTATCAAGTGTTAGATTACTGCATTAATAATAATACAACGATAGGTAAGTTGCCCCCTCAAGATGATATACCTTTACCACCAAAAGATTTTGTATTTGAAGAGCTAGCAGAAGGAACTAAAGACCCTAAGTTTATTGCATGGAAAAGGAAGAGCGCTAAAGTTTACGAGTATAATGCTTCATTAAAATCTAAACGATTGCAGATGAAAAAAGTTATGACGATTGCAGATGAATACCAGAAGGAAGAAGAAATATATTTTCCGATGAATTGTGATTTTAGAGGTAGGATATATCACTTGCCAATGTTTTTAAATCCTTCAGCAAATGATATGTCAAAAAGTTTATTGGTGTTTGCAAATGGCAAGCCTATAGATAATGAAGAAAATGGAAGTTGGCTTGCAATACATGGAGCTAATTTATTTGGAGAAGATAAAATATCTTTACAAGACCGAGTAGATTTTATTCGTAAGCATGAAGAAGAAATTATAGCTTCAGCAAAAGACCCATTGAATATTGAGTTCTGGCAGAAGGCGGATAAGTGTTGGCAGTTTCTTACATTTTGTTTTGAGTGGACTGCTTTTGTTGAGAGTGGATTTAGTATGAATTTTATAACTCATTTACCAGTAAGCATAGACCATACCAATAGTGGACTTCAGCATTTTTCAGCGATGCTTAGAGATGAAGTTGGAGGCTCAAGTGTTAATCTAGTACCTTCAGATAAACCTGCAGATATATACCAAGATGTAGCTGACATAGTAATCGAGAAGCTAAAAAATAATGATAGTATATTAGCAAAACAATGGCTTGAGTTTGGTATAACAAGAAAGACTACTAAGCGGAGTACAATGGTTAAGCCTTATTCTGGTACGAGACAAAGCTGTAGAGATTACATAGAGAAACACATTAAAGAAATGGTAGAGGAGGGTAAAACTCATGTATGGAAAGATGAAGAAGGAGAAGACGATTTATTTGCTCCATCCTTATTTTTATCTAACATAGTTTATAACAGTATTAACGAGTGCGTCATCAAAGCTGATGAATGTATGAAATGGCTACAAACAGTAGCAAGACTTGTAGCAAATGAAAATTTACCTGTTAAATGGACTACGCCTACAAATTTTCCTGTCTTTATGAGTTACTATGAAATGGAAAGTAAACGAGTGAAAACTAAAATAGGAGACAGTACAGTAAAACTAACTGTAAAATCTGATACTAAAAAAATTTCAAAGAGACGATTAAGTTCTAGTATTAGTCCAAACTTTATTCATTCATTAGATTCATCCATGTTACAAATTGCAGTAGTTATAGCGAAGAAGAGAGGCATTGAAAACGTATCTACAGTACACGATTGTTTTGGTATTTTATGTAGTGATGCAGTTGAGATGAATAAATGTATTCGAGAGGCTTTCGTAAATATGTATGAGAAGCCAGTATTAGAAAATTTTAGAGACGAGATAAGTAAATTATTGAGTGCTAAAAATAGGGCAAAGATTCCTCCCTTACCAAACAAAGGGAATCTAAATTTGAACTTAGTATTAGAGAGCGACTTTTTTTGCTCTTAATCCTACAAGCTTTATATTACTCCAAGACTGTAGTTATTAAGTTCCACTATTAGGCGATAACCAAAGGAGGTTTTAAATGTCTAAATATAATTTTACAAAATACACAACACCAAAGGGTTTGTTTGCTTACCCCTTTTTAAGTAAACCAGATACAAAATATGTATCAACAGGTGAATACAAAGTAGATTTATCTCTAACTAGAGAAGATGCGAAGGAGCTTGTAGCTCTGATGAAAGCCGAATTGAAATCTTATAAAGAAAAAAACAATATTAGTAATGGTACTGATAATTTTCGTATTAAGAAAGATGAAAAGCAAGGCACATATTCTTTTAAAGTTAAACAGAAAAAATTTATTCCCTTGAAGGATGGTACTCAATGGGAGCAGAAAATAGCTATTGTTGATGCTAAAGGTAATCCAATTCCTAAAGATATAAGTATCTGGAGTGGAACTGAAGGAAAGTTAAGAATAGAGCTTAAACCTTATAGTATGCAAGGCGAAAATGGAGTTTCATTAAAACTGAAGGCAGTCCAAGTCATTAAATTAGTTGAAGGCAATTCTGAAAACGAAAGTCCGTTTGAAGAAGAAGAAGGCTACACAACTAATAATGAGCCTTCACCTTTTAGTGAAGAAAACGAAACTAAGGCAGAAGATACTTCCGATGAAGAAGACTTCTAATCATAAGTTTCGTAGTGGGCTTGAGGTATCAATCGGAGAATACTTCGATAATCATAAAATTCCTTTTGAATATGAGACGTTAAAAATAGATTACTTCAAGCCCCAACAAAAGAGTTATTACAGACCAGATTTTATTTTAAAGAATGGAATCATTGTTGAGGCTAAAGGATTGTTTACTTCTGCAGATAGAAAGAAGCATAAGACAATCCGCAATCAACATGGAAGCAAGTACGATATTCGTTTTGTATTTTCTAATTCACTTAATCGAATAGGAAAGAAAAGCAAAACAACTTACGCCAAATGGTGTGAACATTTTGATTTTAAATTTCATTGTATACGTTCAACAAAAATTTTAATTCCGCTTGAATGGATAAAGGAGAAGAAAAATGCCAAGAAGTAAAACTGAATATATCTTTATTCATTGTTCAGCGACAAGACCTTCCCAAGATTGGGTAGATGCAGAAGAGATAGATAAGTGGCATAGAGCTAGAGGCTTTTTTTCAATCGGTTATTCTTTTGTTATTAAAAGGGATGGAACTATTGAAGAAGGTCGAGATTTAGACGAGCCTACTGCTTCACAAAAAGGCTATAACCATAACTCTATCTCTATCTGTATGGTAGGAGGAGTTACAGAAAAAGATGTAAAAGTTTCTGAAGATAATTTTACAGAGCCTCAATGGGATGCTCTTAAAGATTTAATTTTAAAAATGCAATCAGTCTACCCAGAAGCAAAAATTGTAGGGCATAACGAGTATAGTAAAAAAGATTGTCCGTCTTTTGATGTTCAAAAATGGTTAGAAGAAAATCCTTTATGATGCCCCAAGAGGAATCACAATTTCTAAGACATGAAGCTTGCCCTAAGTGTGGGAGTAAAGACAACTTAGCTCGATATTCTGACCACGCTTACTGCTTCACTAATGGGTGTAATTATTATGAGAAAAGTGGTGAAGAGATGGAAGCTCCAATTAAAAAATATAATACAGAATTATTAACAGGTGAATATTTAGACTTGAAGAAGAGAGGTATAAGCGAAGAGACTTGTAGAAAGTTTGGTTATCAAGTTGGAGAATACAAAGATAAAAAAGTTCAGATAGCTCCTTACTACAACAAAGAGAGACAGCTTGTAGCTCAACATATTCGTTTCCCAAATAAAGATTTTAGATGGTTAGGCGAAGCTAAAGGTGTTCAACTTTTCGGACAGCATTTATTTAGAGAAGGAAATAAAATGTTGGTGATTTGTGAAGGCGAAATAGATGCTATGTCAATTTCACAATATTGTTTTAATAACCGCTACCCAGTTGTGAGTATACCAAGTGGTGTAGCTTCAGCAAAAAAATCAATAGCTCAAAATATAGAATGGGTAGAAAGTTTTGATACAGTTATTTTTTGTTTTGACATGGATGAAGTAGGAAGGCAAGCAAGCATTGATTGTGCATCCCTCTTATCTCCAAGTAAAAGCAAGATTGCATATCTCCCCCAAAAAGACCCCAATGAGTGTGTAACTAAGGGCTTAGTAAAAGAACTTACAGACGCTCTTTGGGGTGCAAAGACTTATAGACCAGATGGTATTGTAAGTGGTGAAGACTTATGGGAAGTATTAGTTGAAGATACAAAGGATTCAGATGCAGATTATCCTTTCAATGGATTAAATAATATTACTCAAGGCATAAGACATGGAGAGATAGTAACGCTATGCGCAGGAACAGGTATAGGTAAATCTCAAGTATGTAGAGAGATTGCATACCATTTAATTAAAAATGAAAACAACGTAGGCTATATAGCTTTAGAAGAAAACGTACAGCGCAGTATCAGGGGTTTAGTTGCAATAGGTGTAGATGCTCCAATTCATTTACAAGAGATACGGAAAAAAATTGACGAAAAAAAATTAAGAGAGGTTTTTGATACAATAAAATCAAGATGCTTTTTCTATGACCACTTCGGCTCAATGGATAGTGATAATTTATTTAGTCGTATTAAATTTTTAGCTCAAGGGTGTGGGTGTAGATATATAGTCTTAGACCATTTAAGTATTGTAGTAAGCGGAATATCTGAAGGTGATGAGAGAAGAACTTTAGATAATTTAATGACACATTTAAGAAGTCTAACAGAGCAACTTAACATAGCTTTAATTTTAATAAGCCATCTTAAAAGGCCAGATGGAAATAAATCACACGAAGAAAATTTAAAACCAACTATATCTCAACTTCGAGGTAGTCAAAGTATAGCCCAGTTATCAGATATTATTTTAGGTCTTAGTAGAAATTCAGCTACAGGTGATAACACTTGCGAAATAAATGTTTTAAAAAATAGATTTTCCGGAACGACAGGGCTTGCAAGTATTTTATCTTACAATCCAGAAACAGGAAGATTATTTGAAGATGCCTTCGATGACTAACAATTTTGAAAAAGACATATCTAAATTTATTTTAGAGTACCTAGAAAGCATCCCTCATTTTGATAACATGAACCCAGATGATAAAGCTGTAGTGTATAAAGTATATCATTCAATTATTGATGCCTTGTATATGGTCTTGGTTTATCCAAATGTTTACCCATTAATTTTAGTTCAAGATATAGACAGCCAACAAGTTATAGAAGTTTGTTTAGAAAAATTATCTAAATCCATACCTTCATTAGAAAGAGTAAAAGTGGGGGTAACACATTGAAAGTAATTTTTGATATAGAGACAAATGGTTTTCTTGATGACTTAAATAAAATATTCTGTTTAGAAATTTATAGCATTGATGAAGGTAAAACTTATTCGTATTCAGAAAAGAATATGTATGAAGGTATTGAGTTATTATCAAAGGCAGAGCTATTAGTTGGTCATAATATTTTAGGTTTTGATATACCTGCAATAAATAAATGTTACCCAAATATAAAACTTACAGACAATACGTTTGATACATTAGTTGCTACAAGATTAATATGGGCTGATGTAAAGCAAGATGATTTTAAAACTAGAAACATACCTACAGCATTAATTGGTAGACATAGTTTATCAGCGTGGGGTTATCGTATTGGTGTTCTTAAAGGAGACTTTGGAGAAACTTCTGATTGGTCTAAGTGGTCTGAAGAGATGCAAAATTATTGCAAGCAGGATGTAGAAGTTACTAGAGTTTTATATGAAAAGATTTTAGCAAAAAAATATTCAGAGACTTCCTTAAAATTAGAACATGATTTTGCAAAATGTATTATCAAGCAAGAGCAATTAGGATTTGTATTTAATACTGATAAAGCAAAAGAACTTTATAAGTTTTTAAATGTAAGACGAATAGAATTACAACAACAATTACAAGAAGTGTTTCCTCCATTTAAAAAAGTTGTAGGTATACTAATACCAAAAAGAGATAACAAAACTAAAGGTTATAAAAAAGGTGAACCAGTAGAGAAAATTAAAGAGATAGTTTTTAATGCAGGAAGCAGAGACCATATAGCAGATAGATTAAAAACAATTAAAGGATGGAAGCCAAAAGAATTTACTAATGATGGTAAACCGAAAGTAGATGAAAAAGTTTTAAGTAGTTTAGAATATCCAGAAGCAAAACTTTTATCTGAATATTTATTAATACAAAAAAGATTAGGGATGCTAGCTGAAGGTGATAACGCATGGCTGAAGCTAGAAAAGAATGGGAAGATATATGGTAAGGTTATTACGAATGGAACTGTTACTGGCAGGTGTACGCACTTCAGCCCTAACGTAGCTCAAGTATGTAGTACGACTGCTAAGTATGGCAAAGAGTGTAGAGAATTATTTACAGTACCTAAAGGTTATTTATTAGTGGGGGCAGATGCTTCTGGTTTAGAACTTAGATGTCTTGCTTCTTATATGGCTAAGTTTGATAACGGAGCTTATGGAAAAGAATTAGTACAAGGTGATATACATACTGCTAATCAAAAGGCTAGTGGACTTCCAACTAGAAACGATGCAAAAAAATTCATTTACTCTTTTTTGTACGGGGCGGGAGATAAAAGAATTGGTGAAATTGTAAATGGTTCATCAAGAGAAGGCAAAATATTAAAAGAAACATTTTTAAAACGTACCCCTGCATTACAACAACTTAGAGACAGAGTAGGAAAAACTTTTAGACTACGAGGTTTTCTAAAAGGTCTTGATGGGAGGGAGCTTCAAATTAGAAGTGAGCATAGTGCTTTGAATACTTTGCTACAATCT